GTATGATACCAACCCTACTAAGATTGCCACCATTATTATGTATGGTCATTTGTTTTTTTCCTGTTTAATTAAATATTCGAGATACCACTTAGCTTTCTCTAAGTCTTGTATAGGTGTGCCTTTGTAAGGGAATCGGGTAACGTATTTTACGATGTTCCCACGAACATAATCCATATCCCATGACCTGATGTATTCAATCGTCTCTATGCCCTTGGTATAATGGGCAGGTCGATTAATAAGGTCTTCTTTCTTCTTCATCTATTTTATCCATGATTTCATCCCAGGTAATAGGTTCGCAATTTAGAAAAACTACGCCCCCATATTTATAATCAAGTCTATTATTTATCCTCGATTTTATACTGATTTCTGCTTGGGGATCAATCGAATGGATTGCTTTGATGATTTGCATTTCCCTTTTTGTAAAAGGTATATTTGCACTCATAGTTACCTCCTATTAGTTTAAGCATATATCCATCTAGTGATGTAATATGACATAACCAATATAAGTATAAACTCTAAGACTGATAGTTCAGGTCTTAGATATTTCGTTCTTACCTTACTTAATAAGAACTTAATTATCTTTATCATCGCATCAAAGGATTACTATTTCTAGCTTTTAAGCCCTCTAATTCTGTTCTAAGTATTGATAATTCTTTTTCTAGTGGAGCAATATTAGGTACTGATCTTGCTTCAACCACTTCTAATCTGTTTAATATTTGCCCAACTTGAACAAACAAACCACCTAATGTAATAACTAGTCCTAGTATTCCTGCTATTGTCTTGATGTCCATAGTCTGTCCTCGTAAGTTTGATTTGGGTAAATGTTTCTAATATCAACATAGTTACTATTAGTATATGTACCTATATCAATACTTTGTAATTCAGGTTGTATAAATATATCTGTGTTTACTTTTGAGTAAGAAGATATTTTATTATCTTTAGCTATGACTTTAGCTACTATCATTTGTGTAGCTTTTAGCTGACCATCTATTGTTTTAATTTTGTCTGCTACTTTAATAGATATTTCTTCTATAGTTAGTTCGGTTTCAAAACTCCGACTCTCGTTATCGACTTGGGTTTCTTCTGCGACAACATCTCCGTTACTTTCATTAATGTCTGTATCTCTTTCTGTTTCTTCGACAGCTTCTGTTTCATTTACTTCCTCCACAGGTGCTTCAACTATTTCTTCAAATACTTCTTCGATAGCAGGTTCTTCTATAACTTCTTCTACTATCTCAGGTTCTATCATAGTAGGGGCTAATACAATAGTCTCCTCGATAAATTCTTCTTCTATAAAAATAGGTTCTTCTATTATCTCTACAATTGGTTCTTCAAATACCACTTCTTGAATAACAGGTTCTTCGTAAATAAATTCTTCTATATATATCTCTTGTATGTCATTCGATATTTCTGTAATAGCTAATTGTGTTGTTGTATCTACTACTACAGGGTCATACTCTATAAACAATGTAGGGCTTTTTAAGTCAGCACCATAGTGAAATGTAGAATTACTGTTCTCATTGAAAGTATATCTAACTGTTATGTCGTAATCTTCTTGGCTATTATTACCAATAATAATTGAATCAGTATGTGTGCAATAATAACAACCATCGTTATTTATAGTTTTAGTCTGTGTAGTTACATTACCATTATCATCTACTAAGGTTTGTGTTATCTCTACGTTTTGTTCTATCTGATTCCAAAACCAAATATCTGCACCTGCTGTAGATGTAAACCCATTATTAATTACACCTTTAGATAATCCTGCATCATTTTGTAATGAGATACTGTTTTCTATATATTCTCCATCAACACCTGCTACAATATTATTGCCATGATTGTGGTCATTTGTTCCAGACCAACCATTGGCAAAGTTGTTGCCATCATAAATTTGTTGATTAAGGAGATTTTCTGTGGTGTCTGCGTTTGCTAATAGAGGTAGCATTAACAGAATCAAAAACTTTTTCATTACCGAGTTCATCCCATCTTTGTTTAGCTTGTTCACCGATTAATCCATCTATAGGACATGGTGTACCTGCATCCATCATAGATTTCCATACAGCTTTGTCTTGGCACATTAATGATATCGCTGCGACTTTCATACCTAAACCATTAAGTAGTTTAGCTTTTTTTCTGCGTTCACATTCCATATCGTGATAATAAGTTCCCATAGATGTACTGAAGCCAATGACAGTCATGCCAATAGAAAGGGGTATTACACAACTGTCTTGACCATATACTGACATTGATGGTGCTGTTGCAGAATTAACAGCAGTCTCTTGATTAGAATTGTTAGTTGTAGAATTAGTTGTGGTATTAGTTTGTCCACCACTATAGTTATTAGTTGTCTCTTGTGAGTAACCACCTGATATAGATGTATTACTGCCCTGAGAATTAGTCTGGTTATTTGTTGTTGCACCACTTGAGGTTACATCAGATACAGCATCTTCTATTGCGTAACCTAAGATTAATACAACTAATATAACGAGTGCTAAATAAATTCTATCCACGACACTTCCACTTACGAAGTGCCAACGCTTTACGAGTTGGTCTGCCGTTCTTTTCCATAGGACCTTTAACACCAGACATTCTTGCACAAAAACTTGCACGTCTTTTTGCAGCTTTTGATCCTGGCTTTACTTTACCTGTTACAGGTCTTTTTAAATTAGCACCTGTAGTGCGTTTAAAATGTTTTCTTCCTGCTTCGTTTAATCCACCAGTTTTGCTTTGATATCTTTTAGCTACCATGTTATCTCCTTGTTGCAGCAGAACCGAAATAGAATCCTGATATCGCTGCTAAAAAATGTGTGTCTGCTGTAGTAATAACTACACCTGATATTCCTTGAAATGTTGTTACTTCTTCGATACTGCCAAATATCCACCAACCTTCTTTCACTTGCTCAAGATACATAAGGTGTACTTGTACTGATGGGTCTAAGAATACTGCTAGTTTAGGTAAACAGATAATGAAGAACACAGCTAATAATGCCATCCATCTTCTTGTTGTAGATTGATATTGACTGTTATCTTTTCTTGCATCTTCTACTGATGCACGATTTATCTCTGCTCTTTGCATAAGATACTTTTGTTGATCTGCTGCGTCTTTAGATTTCTGTGACCATATAGAAAGTAGCCCAGTAAACAAACTAGAGCCAAGCATTGTTATGACTTCAAAAGGTATCATCTAAGTATTCTCTTTATTTTCTCTCTATTTTCGATTTGCTTCTTGATTTGTTCTTTTTGTTCGTCATTCATATTTTCTAGCCCAACAACTCTGCTTCTGAATTTTTTAATGTCATCTGTAGTTCCTAAAACAGGCAGTTCATAATTTAGTATATTTTCTATTTTATTTATTTTTACTGGCGCTAGTGACTCCTGTAATCCTTTTGTAGATAAAGCAAAACCCATCGCTCTACTTACATCCTCTGGAATCTCTCCTTGTACTTGCTCTAAGGTTTTTGTAATATTTAATTCTTCTAATTCTTTAGATGGTATACCTTTGAGGCTTGTAATTGTTCTATATGTAAATAAACCTTTTAGCCCCCCTGAATTATATGCGTAAAGTTTACCTAAGTTTTTTGTGAAAAGATTAGGAATTCCATCTTTTTCTTGCAATCTTTGTAATGTGGCTGCGGTGTTAGATGCATTGTTGAAATCACCAGGTGTTGTCTCTTTTACAAGTTTAGAAAATTCATTGAGACTATTAATTTCTTCTTGAGACATAAATTTTCCCATCATTCCTCTTAAATTATCATCCGCTAAATACTGTTGTACTTGCCTGTGATAGGTAATTGGGTTCATAACAAAAGAGCCTTGACTTTTTTTGAGCGAAGTATCAACTAAATTTAAATGAAAAGACTCTTTTAAAGTATCTGATAACTGCTGTCTTGCTATAACTCTTTCTGCTTCAGGTAGCGCATCTAAAGTCGAGAACAATGCTTCTACTTTTTTCAAAGCTAATGATGTGTTTTTTACGTCTTTGAGACCATTTACAGTTTTTAATATATCTACAGGCGTTTCATCCTCGTTTAATATTCGTTGTATAAATTTACCAACTTGATCTTTTTTCCCTAGACTTGTGGTTTTTTGTTGGCGGAACTGTTGATTCAATTCTCTATAAGCATCGTTTGCTTCTTTAAAATTAGATAGTTGTGTTTCTGTCATTCTATCCGTATATTTAAGAGCATTTTGAAACATATCATCCTGAAACCTATCAAACTCTCCTAAAAGCTCATTAGCTAAAACAGCATCTGATCCTTGAGCGTCAAAAACATCCGCTGTAATGTTCGATCTAAACTTTTGAAAATCTTTAAGAGCAAGGGTAAAATCTTTGCCCTTTTGACTTTCGATTTGTTTTTTAAAGTTATTTATTCTGTTATAGATGGAACTAGACTTTTCATAGTCTTTTGCAAAAAAAGGATCATTTGCATCTGTGTAATTTTGTTTGAGTATACTCTGTATATTGCCTTTTAGGGTTGTTGTGTCTTCTGGTAATATTGTAAGATTTCCGCTCACTAGTTCATATTTTTGATTGACATATTTATTCTTAGCTTCAAAAGCGTCATCTACTAAACTTTTAATTGTTAGTCCTAATCTGTTTTTTTGCGCACCAGTCATTTCAGCAAAATCGAAATCTTCGGGCAATCCTGCCATTTCTATAGCTGCTTTACTTAGTTGATTGTTTTGTGAATTAATAATTTTCAATAAATCTTCTTGAACGCCAACTCCATAAGCTCCTTTCATCCCTTCATTTAGTTTTTGTAAAGCATCTTGATTTCTGTTAATTTGTGCGTCAAATAAGTCTATTCCAAACTTACTAGAGTTCATATATGATTTAGCTATGTCTTTTTCGTAACCTAGCTCAAGCGCCTGTGCGAATACATTTAAGTCTTCTTGGCTGTATTCATTCAATCTATCGCCTGTTATTCCTAATGATTCTAGTTCTTTTATAGCTTCTTGACTGTATTGACCTTCTCTATTTAAAAACTTAGGCGCTATTGTATTGATAATTGCACGACTCGTTGATGACATGCTTTTCAATCCTTTAGCTGGTAATAGACCTACTAAAGCGGGGGCAAGTAATGCTCCTGCAACATTGAAAGAAAAATTTTGTCCTGATATACCTGATTTCGTTCCTGTAAGATTTGCGACTAAATCTTGTCCTATAGTAAAAGTTGTTGCTGCCGCCATATTAGTCATTGTGTTTCTGAAAAACTGTTGCGATGCCAAAGGTATTTTCACAATACTATTAAAAAACTGGTTAGCTTTAGTCGCAGCGCCAAAACCGACACCTGTTGACATAAACTGATCTATATCAACTTTAGATATTCCAGGTTCATTATGATATCCATACTCCCCGTTTGGGAAAAACACCATAATGTTATTGTTTTTGTCTTTAGCAATACTTGCTCCATTACTTATGTAAGACTCGATGTTTTGAGTTATATTAGGAGTGACCGTCCTATTGATTTTCATATTTATATCAGCAATAGGATTTCCAGAACTAATCATTGGGTTTGAGTATATTTCATCTACATCTTCAAAATATTTTTTATCACCACCTGTAACTAAATTCTTAACGAAGATAGCAGCATTAAATGCAGGTTCTGTAATACCTTTTACATCTTCTATATATGATGATTCTTTTTCTTGTATTTTTTTCTTTTGAATATTTTCAAAAACATTATCAGGTATTCCTGCCATTACATTCCACCAAATTTATTATTGTATTCTTCTTCAGAAAGAGACAAAGACTGTATGTCCTTTCCGCTTTTACCTCTAAAAACATAGTATGTTTTGCCACCTACTGTTTCTCGTCTGTAGTTATTTTTATTATCTAAATCTAATGACATTCGAGAAGAATCCATTAAGTTTAGTATTTCATCTTTCAATGCTTTTCCTTTGTGTTGAGAATATTCGTTAACAAATGTGTCAAAATCCAACAGTCTTTCTTGCCCATTAACATCTAATCTAAGTTGTTTTAGAATATTAGGTTGTTTAGTTTGGTAAAGATTTTTTCCTTGATTTTTTAATAATTCGAGTTCTGCATTTCTTTTTGCTATTTGTAGTATTTTTAATGATCCCTCTTTGGAAGTTGCAAGTCCAGGCATCATTTGCATCAAGAACTCTCTTTCCTTGTCTGATATAGCACCCTTAAAGTTGCTCAGTCCATCAAGAACCAATTTATTAGATACGTTCCTAATTAGTTCGAGTGTCCCTATATCTTTGTCGTCTGGAATCCCTAAAAACTTTTTGAATTTTGATAATTCTAGTCTTTGTTCTGCTAATGGTCCTACATCAGCTTCATCTGCTTGTGATATTACATCTATAAGTTGATTATATGTATTTAAGTTTTCTTGCGCAGATTTCATTTTTTCATTGAAAGCTACCTCTTGTGTGACACTTTCTTCTCCTAGTTTTTTTTCTCTTGCTGTTTCACCAGCAGGTATTAAAGGGGGTTTCGGTTGTAATGCAGCACCGAGTTGTACACCTTCAGATACACCTTGTGCTATATTAGATGCTAAGTTCTGTCCTGCTTGTTGTGGTCCTAATGCTCTTAATCCGCCCATAATCATGGCAAGATTTATAACATTTTCACTAAGACCCCCTCCGCCTAATAAACCACCTTGTTGTTTTTTAAGGTTTACTACTAAGCCTAATTTTTGTTCAGGAGTTAAATCTTCATACGCCATAAGGACCTCCTAGCATCGGATTCATAGGTTGCATTGGTTGCGCACCTAATAGTCCATTACTTTGCATTGGATTAATAGGTTGCGGAGTTAGAAGACCAGTATATGGATTACTTAGTTGTGGTGCAGCACTAGCCATCATAGGAGACATCGGCTGTACTTCAGGCATCGCTTGAGGTTTGAAAAGGTTTTGCAAAAACTCAGATGTTAATTGTCCACCTACGTTTTGTAATAAATTTCCACCCATCCCTTGACCTGCTTGTCTTTCTAAAGCATCGAAGTCGATGTTATTGTTTGCAAGGCTCGGAAGGTCTGTTTGTGGCAAATTAGCCATGTAACTACCTAAAGCGTCTCCGCCTTGT